GCTCAACTTGCTCCAAGGCGTTTTCAGCCTGGGCAGCGCCCGTAACAGCCTCTTTCGGGTCAACCTTGACCCTTAGCGTTGCTACCATAAAACTGCCTTTCGACACGATCCAGCGCCATGACAAATCGCGCAAGTCTGATTTTCTGCACTGGATCGGCTAACCCGATCAGGTCGCAGTAAGCTGTGATTTCAGTGATTGGTATCGGGCCGGTTGAAAACCCAACTTGCCGCGAACCGCGCAGAGCTTGGAACGCCGACCAAGCCCAAATATTTTCCGGCAGCACTCTTTCGCTTAGAACATCCGCGCCTTTGGCCATTAGAAACCGCTCGTCGGCAGCGGTATATCTAAGGCTCCACAAAAGCGCGGCAGTTAGTTTTTTTCCGTTTCCTCGTCAGCCTTGCGAACGTAGTTTGCAACGTCATCAACATATCGCGCAAAGGCTGTAAACGCCGCCGCGATTTCCGGCACCCTGACACCGGCCAGGCCGAGAAAATTGTCCTTATTCGCTTCGATTGCCTCACCGCTGGCGTCGTCGATGATGTTTGTTTTCCATTCGGTAACGCAGAAATCATATATAGCCGCAAACCGATCTTCGCCATCTGTGCGCGTGGTCTTGTCCATCGCTGCAACGTAGTCAAGTTTGGCCTTATCGGCTAATTCCATCGCCGCAACGCGCCGCCGCAAGTCCAGTTTGTCGCGGGCGTTCATCAAGTCGGGGTTGAGGTAGCCGCCAACCTTGCTTGAAATCGTGATATACGGGATTGCGCCGTCAGCAAGATAGGCCATGTCGGGCGACAAATCGCGGTGGAAAACCGCCGTTGCCGTTTCCGGTTGTTTCAGTTTCATGTTGTTCCTTGTCGGTTGTGCGGCTGGCCAGAACCGACACCAGCCAGCCGCTAACGCGCGTTATTCTTTGCCGGTTTTTGCCCTGTCGTCCCTTGCCAGGTCTGGTTTGCTGGCAAGGTTCATTTCCTTGGCATCTTCGCTTGTGATTTTATCGCCCACGTTAAAACGCAAGCCCGCGCCATTAGTGAACGCCTTGATTACGATCCAGGCCATCAGGCAACAGCCCGCGTAATCTTAACCACGCAATTGTTTGTCGTTTGGTCGTATTGCGGATAAATCACGACATCCTGCATCGCGTTGGCCCCGCTGAAATCCAAGTCACCCGCAGCGAAAGCGCATTGCGGGAAATCAAGCGTATATTTCGAGCCGGACACAGATCCGAGAGGGATCGACACCGCGAATGCGGTGTGGTTCGCCCGCGCGGCGTTGTAGATTGCAAGGAAGTTGCTTTCGACAAACACCCGCGCGTTGATGACCGGAACCAGCGCACCGCGCGTAATGCCGCACAAGTCATTGCTTGCGATTTTCGGCTGATCCTCGCGGCCATCAAAGGTAAACTGCACTTCAACCCGCGAAAAACAATCAAGTGTGTAGCCAGCCGCTGTTATCGTGCCAACATCGACGCCAGCCGTCAGCGGGATAACATCAGACGGGTCTGAATATGTCGCCCCTGTGATTGCCGTGGTTGTGCCGGTATCTGACCCCATGCCGCGCAGGTCAAGCGAAATGCCGATTTCCTCGCCAGCCGCTGCCGTAATGGTTCCGCCGACCGCCTGAACGCCGCGATACCGCAGCATTGTTGCTGTGCCGCCCGCGCCTGCCGGAATGGTGTTTTCGATTGTGACAGTCTTGACAGTCTTGGCGTCTTTCAGAACGTTGGTTGACCAAGCGCCTTGCAGCAGGGTTTCAAACAGCGCATCGTAATTTCCGTAGATCATCGGCCCCGCAAGCGTTCCGCTGACCGCAATTCCGCCGACCGCTTGGCTTGCCCGCGCGCCCTGCACAACGAGGGACTTGCTTTCGACAATTTTAGGCGTTGCCTTCAACAGCGCCGGGGCATCAAGCGTGATGAATGCCGGGGTTGATGGTGTTGTTCCTGCCGTGGTTTCTGCGATGTAAGCGGAACGCAGTTCGCTTGAAGAAGAACCGGCCATTTAAGCCTCCTTATCTGAACTCATACCGCGCAAACGGCATATTTAGGGTTGTGGTTGTCAGGCTGATTTCGTCCGAGTGACCCGCGATATAGGGGTGCTGGTCGCGCGGCGAGAACCTGACAAACTCATCCGCTGGATCAGTGATTGCAACGCCTGCCGATGTGATCCGGGCATTGCGAAATATGCCTTCAAGGGTTTCAGCGTAACCGCGCCACGCCGCCGAGCCTTTGCCCGCTTCCGTGAATATGAGAATTTGGGCCAGCCCGACATATTCAATCCGGTTAGATGCCCGCCCGATTGACCCCTGAACCGTTTGGCCGTTCTGGATAAACAGCGCGATTGTATTTGCCGCTGGCGTGAATGACTGCCGGTCAAAGCCGATTGCCGTTGCACCCGCCCATTGGGTGTTCAGGTAGGTTTCAATCGCCGCACGTTCTGTTTGATAGGTCATTAGCCATGATCCAGTTGCGCGGTTATTTCTGCCACCGTCAAAGCCGCCATGCCGTTAGGGGCCTGCTTTGAATGTCCGTTTTCCAGCCGGTTTGCATAAGGCAGGTTGTTCTGAACATAGATCGGCGGCAAAGTGTCTGGGTATCCATTCAAGACCGCTGCGCCTTGCTCAATTGTGACGCCACCAGCCTTATCGGTCTTTTCTGTTGTTTCGTCTGATGGACTGCCCGACGACACAATCCAGTTGCCCTTAAACCGGCCAGTATCGACAGGCGATTTCAGAACAACCCCCCGCAACACAAGCAACCCAATCCCCGCGACGGCTTCGGTTATATCGTCCACCGCCAATTGCCATTCCTTTGAGAGTTGCAGCGAAAACTCATTCGCCTCACTCATTGCAGCACCGCGTAGAATAGCTTGCCAGCGCCGACAATATCTTGCACCGCCCCGACTTTGTAATTGGTGCCGCCAATTGTTACCTTGTCGCCCTCAAGCACGGACGCAAAACCCTCCAACAGCCAAAGCTGATCTTTTGGGCCGATGATGTGGCTGGGGAAAATGTCCTTGACCGGCTTTACCGTATCAAGCACCCCACGCCCAGACGCTGCCGAGGTTGTTTCGGCATAAGCGCCCGTTGTGTAGTTGTATGCCCCTTGCGTTACTCGCGTGACCGTCACGGTCTGCACAGCATCCGTGATTGCCAAGGCAACCGCGTCAAATGCCGCGTCGGCAATGGCCGCAACAGTCGTCATCCGCGCACCGTCCGAACCTGCCCAGCGCCCGCTTTAAGATAGGGCTTCAGCATGGCCATAACCCCAACATAACGCGGCGTCTCGCGGAAATTGGCATATTCCGTCTTGGTCGATACCGGCCCTGCGCTAACCTCTGTGGCTTTGACTGCGCCGCCCGTCACGGTTGCCCACGGGTCAGCCCCCTCGTGCAACAGATAGGCCAGTTCGCATTGCGCATCCTTGATAAGCTGCGGAACCGTGTCCGAGTTAATCGCCCAGCCGTCAATATATTTCGACGTAAGGCGCGGCCATGTCAACGCCTGGGTTTCGTATTGCCTGATACCGACCCAGTTTAGGCTGTCCAGCCATTGCGCGGCGCGGCGAAGGTTCATTTCATGGCTTTCATCATGCCCATGACCGTCCATGCTCGTTTGCGTGATGTTTAGCCCGATATAGGTTGTCCACTCAGCTAGCGTGACATAACTGTCAGACGCCGCTCCGCCAACTGTGGTCGTCAGGGTCATTTCTTGCGGCCTTTAGGCTTGGCGGTATCATCGCCTTGCAGTTTGTGAACCTTCAGGTCGAAATCGCTTTCGTTGATTTCAACTGGGCCGTTGGCGGTCGCAATAACAACCGTTTTGCATGTGTCAGCCATCATTACCTCCAAAAGCTGCTTGAAGTGAGGCACCCCGCAAAGGATGCCCCATTGTCAAAGAGCCTTAGCCCAGAAGCAGGGCGACGTGTTCCGGCTTCCAGCACTTGACGCCATACAGGGCATCAACCGCAATCATAGCCTTCTTGCGGCCTTTGTAGACCGAGATGCCGAACGCCAGCCCCGAATGCGGATCTTGCACGGTCATCATGTCAACAGCCGCGTCACCGCCGAACGGATCAGCAGGCGCCCGCATGGCCAACTCAACAGCCGACCGGGCAAACGCCAGGTTGTCGCTGTGGGTTGCGACCATCGTGATTGCCTTGGTCGCTGCCGACATGGCAACGCGCAGGCCCGGCTCTTGCAGGGTGATGGTGCCGCCGCCCGATACGTCTGCATCGCCAGAAACAACAACATACTGGTTCGCATCGCCCGCAAAGGTGATAACGTCACCGGCTAGAATTGTGCCAGTGCCAGCAGAAGCCAGCGTGATCACGGTATCGCCGACCGCGTAACCAGCGTTGTCGGTTGTGGCCGACGATGCAGTCCCGGCAGTGTGCGAGCCAAGCTGGCCACTTTCACGAATCGGCATCCCCGCCAGGTCAAGCAAAACGCCCTGACGCAACATGCTGTCAGTGCCAGCGGCATTGACCGCCGACTGCTTGCCGAGGAAGTTTGCGCCTGAGGTCGTGTTGATCACCAGTTGGTTGTCAAATGACCCAGCGCCGTTGTCCTTCAGGATTTTCAGCACATTGGTTGCAGCGGTGTAGTCGTTGGCAGTGCCGAACGGGGTTGTCCCAGCCGTACCGTAAGCGCGAGATGCGCCAGCACGGGCAGCGGCCACAAGGTCCGACTCAATCGCGTTGACATGCGCCCGCATGGCGTGAAAGATCATGTCGCCGTAGATGGTTTCATACCCAGCGCCGTTATTCACGCTTCGGATACCTTCACCGGTCCACGGGATTTCGACAGTTTCCATTGTCGACAGCGTCATGGTCTTGTTGGCAACTGTTTGCCCAGTCCCCTCGGGGATGGTCATTGCCGGGGTCAGGGTTGTCGGCGAAACCGACGGGGTGAACGCGGCGCGGATGGTGTCGCCTTTAGCGGCAGCTTCCGAGCCTGTGTTGCGTGTAACAGCGGGGATCATCCCCACCAGTTCACGACCAACGCGGTCTGCGGCGACGTAAATGTCCGCAGCCAGGTTTGTGAGAGTATTCTCAGCCATAAGCTTAGTTCCTTATATCGGCGGGGCGTGACTAGCCGTCAACAACCTTTCCGCCTTCTTTTGCGAAAGTGGCGCGTTCCGAATGTGACATGCTGTCAAATTGGCTTCGCGTCACGGTTTTTGTCTTGGGGTTTCCGTTGCCGGACGCTGGGGGCTTTCCGCCGCCCCCTTTGCCTGTATCTGTCAACAGTTCAGGCATAGCCGCAGCCAGTTCTTTTGCAAGGTCGCCAAAAGTGGCAAATCCATCGGCACCCGAACCGGCTAGTGGGGTGCCTTTTTCTGACATGATGCGGATTTTCCCGTCATCATCAAGTTGAACGCGATTGAGGTTGCTTGTAGCAAGCATCTTTGCAACCTTGTCCGAAAAGCCAGCGGCCATAAGCGCCGCTTGTGATTGAGCCGCCGCGCCGTCCATTTGAATAGCTTTCAAACGGCCCAGCAACTCGGTTTCCTTGGCAGTTGAAGCCGCCTTGATTTGCGCGATAACTGCCTCTTGGTCGGCGTCCTTCTTGCCTCCTTTGCCAGCGATAAGAGCGTCCAAGGCATCATCCAGACCGTCGGCCGTTTCAAGCCCAAGCTTGCCCGTCACGCGCTCCAGCGTCTTGCGCCGCCGCGCCGCCTCTGTGGCTGCGTCAACTGCCTTTTGGTTGACCTCGGCGAACTTGCTTTGCGGAACCGCGCCATCAACGTCCAGCACAAAACCGCCGTCTGTTTCCTTGTAAAGCGACTTCAGCGCCTCATCTACGCCGTCCAGTTTATCCACTTGAAATTGTATAGCCATTAGTCGGTTGCCTTTGCTTTTGCCCAGAACGCGGCTTCGGTTTCGCGCAACTGGTTCAGTGTTAATTCTTTACCGGACTGGTCGACAAAACGATCCATCTTCAACCCGGCCCGAAACAAGTCCGCCCGCGTCGGCCCCAGCACCTCGTCTTGAAATGCATTGCCCTGCGTGCGCAACCATGCGTCGTAATTCAGTTCGCCCGATACCTGCCCGTTCATGCTTGCGCGGGTTGATTTCGGGATATTCTTTAGTCCTAGCTGTTTGGCCGATTTCAGCACGGGGATTGTGCTGGACCGACAGTTTACGTGTACAGGCGGGCGCGGGCCGCTATCGGCGGGAAACATCTTACCATCTAGCGCCATGCACTGAAATGTCGTTCGCCCGTCTAGCGTGCTGACCCACTCAACACCCTTGATCAGTACCTTGTTTGCCCGGTAAACTTCATTCCGCGCCACATTGGCCGTGTGGGCAAGCGCCGTTCTTGTCGCCGCCTCTGCGCCGCGCCGCGATTGCTCAATGATGCCAGCCTGTTTTTTTGTGCCGATAATCTCGCGCACGATCTGCTGTGTTGTCCGGCCCTCTACAAAGCCGTTCCTGATTGCCGCCCGCAAGCGGCGAAACTGCCCGTCAGGAAGTCCCTGATACCATTCCCGCAGTAATAGCCCCTGAAACGGTCTGGCAACTGCCGCCGCGTAAATCTGCTCCGCTGCTGGCGCGATGAAATCCAGCCGCACAGGAACCGTATTGCGGAACATGCCGACTTGCCATTGCCCTTCGTATTCACCCAGCCCTTTGATTTCACTATCCAGCAGGGCAATGATAGGCTCGTATCCGTCCGCAATGCTTTTCCGCAATCGGCCTAGAAGCCTGTCCAGATCGCGCCGCGACATTGCGTCAAGGTCAACCCGCAAAAGATCGGCCTGAATTGCGCCCTCAACATCACGCAACAGGGCCAGAATGTCCCTGACAGTCTTTGCCTTGTGCCGCTCCAAATAAATCGAGTGGCGCAAGGTTGCATCAAGAATGTCGTCCGCAATGCTCATTGTATGGGCTGATCCATAGCGCCAGACGCGACTAGTTCCTCCTCATCATCTGGGTTGACGTTTTCACTCAGAACGCCGCGCCGCTTGGCCTCGTTAATGTAAGTCCGCGCGGAAATAACGCCGGAAAGGTGCATCTTTGAAAGCGCGTCCATATCGAGATGCGAAAGCGCGTCTGCCGCAAAATCCTTGTTCACCACGATGTTGACAGCCTCGCCAAGTCCGGCAAGATCAACCATCCATGAAAACGCCAGTTCAAGCGCGTCTTGCAGAATATCAGCCCACATGCCTAGGCGGCTGTTTTGCTTGCCCTCGTCAATCGCATCGCCCGTTGCCGTGTTGTTGCCGGTCTTGGATACCAACAACTGCAACCCCATCGCCTGCATTTGAAATTCCAGGTCTTTCAGTTCATCCCGCGCCGCCGCAATGCCTTGTCCGGCAATCTCGACATATTTCATGTCTGCGGCTTCGCTGTTGGCAAGGAATCCATAACCAGCGGATTTTACCAAGTCGCCGTCCGCATCAACGTCCAATTGTTTCATAAACAACAGCGGGGCAAGCGCCTTATGCAGGCAGTTGGCCTTGTCAGACTGCACCCGCCAGTGCGCTAGATTGATTTCCGCCAGCCGCAAATGGACAGGCTCGGCCATGAAAAACCCGGTGCGGCCCAAATCAACCGGCGCGACCATGATTTCCTGCATGTCGGTGCCGTATTCCTCGAACAGCGTCCAGTTTTCCTTGTTGCCGACCTTCGTCTTGCGGAATATGCGGACATTGACGGTCCCTGTTACCGCCCCGTTTTCGTGCGGCAGGTCCAGAACCCGCACCTGTTCAACCGACACCTCGGCAAACTCGTCTTTCGGGTCAGGTTCAGAAACCGTTTCGGCAATGCGGAATTGCGTCAGCCTCGGCGCGTTGCCGATGTTGGCCCACTTCCAGCCCAGAACGTCATCAACAGTCAACAGCACCAAATAAGGCCGAATATTCAGAGCCGCCACTTGCGCCCGCGTCAGGCCCGCAGGTCGTGGCGGTGCGTCGGCCATGATGTAAGACGTTCCAGCCCGCTGCGCTTCGTGAAAAACATCCTTGGCAAACCGCGCAAGGTCGCGGCCCTCCATGTCCACGTTCTCAGTCCAAGCCGTCACGTCCTCAGACAGATCGCCGTCAGTCGCGCTTTCAGCCGTCACCGGCTTGGCAAAGACCTTGCTATTCATGTCCTCAATCGTCTTGCCCACTCCGTCAAACAGCCACGTGCTGGCTAGTCTGGCGTTGTAGTCCTCGTCATCCTCGGCGGCAAACTTTGGCAGGTAAGCCCGACCGCGCGTCCGCATATGCGCCCCGCCGCGCGTCAAATCGCGGATCGGCAAGGAAGCGGCGCGGATCGCCTCAATCTCGCCTGATGGTTTAGCTACCGAATCGCTCATAGTTTCACATTCACCTTTCGGGATGAATTGGCCTTGATGATCGGCGCGATTGCGTATCTGACCCAATCCGGGCCGTGATTGTTGGCGTCGATCAGGTCCGGCAGAATATCGCCGGTCAGCCGGTCCACCTTATGCGAATAGAGCCTGAAATCCCGCGCTGTACCGGGGCAGTCAGGATGAATGACCACGCATTCGTAGCCACGAATGAACCGAACGCCTTCCTCAACAGAGTTGGGCCATTTCTTGACCGGCTCCATGCGCGGGAAGCCGGTCCGCTGCAAATAACTGATCGTCTTAGGCTCTGCGCTGTCCGCCCTGCTGGCGTATCGCTCAAAGTCTGGCATATGCCGCTTGATGAAATTAACCGTCTGATCAATCTCAATACCGGATTTGTAAGCCTCGCGCCTGATCCATATTTTGTCATCGCCGATGTATAGCTGACCAGCGGCCAGCGGATCAGGCCGGAAACCGAAGTCAACGCCCTGATATGGCCCGGACCATCCGGCCCGCAAGTTGCCGCTTTCGTCAAGCGGCTCAAATTCCTCAACCCGAAACTTGCCCTTGAATACCTGGGCATCTGTTAGCGTTAGAAACGCGCCTTCCCATACATGCTCATAGGTGTCGGCCCGCAACCGCATGTCGTCAAGGCGCTCTTGGTTCAGAACGCTCGGAAACCACGGGTTGTCGCGGTAATTCAGGTCCGTGACAACGCAATCTGTCGGGCTTTGCGCTATGAACCGGCTGTGTGTGGCGCTGTCCTCGCTTTCAGGATTGTAGCTGATCCAATTCTCCGACCCTTCCTCGCGGATCGTTGGTATTAGCTTGCGCCAAGCAACTTCGGAAACGCTTTCCGCCTCATCTGTCCAATTGCCTAAAATGCGGGCCTTGGATTTGATGCTATCAAGATTGTGCCGCAGTCCCGCAAACGCAAACGAAATGCGCCGGTTCTTCGTGCGAACGTACTTTTCGCCGATCTCGAAATAATCGTTCAGCCAATCGACGCCGCGAATTGCCGCTTTGATTTCCTCCAGGCTGCTTTCGTCAAGGCTGTTAAGGTGTTCACGCGAACAAAGCCAAATGCCGCTTTCCCCAGCCTGGGCCTTCTGAAACACCTTGACCGCAGACATAAGGGCCAAGCCCCTTGTTTTGCCTGAGCCGCGCCCGCCCTTGAATACGCGGTGTCGCGCGGGCTGGCTGAAGTTGGCAACCATTTTAGGCGGTAGCTCAATCCTTGCCGTTTGCATCCGGCACCGGAACCGCGACCAATTCCACGCGGCTGGGCGGCGTCATGCTGCCGTCGCTTGATGTGGCATCGATCTTTTGCACGGCAGTCCCATAGCCGCGATCCATTGCGTCCTTCAGGAGCCGCAGCGGGTCGCCCTTGATCATTTCAACGATCTTTTCTTTTTCGGGGTTCTCGTTCATCAAGCCCTCAAGGGCTTTGAGCATTCTATGCTGGACGCGGGCAGCCACCTCGGCGCTTTCCATTTCAATCTTTTTCTGTGCCGAAGTTTTGCCCGTCGGGTTGCCGTTTGGCTGGCCGAATTGCCTTTCGACCGGCGGGCTTTTGTAGCCGACTTTGCTCATGTTAACGGCTCCCCGATTAGGGATTTCTCATATTTCATGCCATTGCAACAAAAAAGGGCAGGATTTAACCCCTGCCCCCGCGCCTCTGGCGATTATGCCGTGAATACACGCCTCAACTCGTAATGTCAAGACAGGTCATCCTTTCGGCCAGTCACCCCCCTACAGCCTGAAAAAATCGGCGCAAATATCCAGCGCCAGCACCAAATGCCGATACCGCTTGTAGGTCGGGCGGCAATCCCCGATGGGCTCTAGCCCCACTGCGATCTGATACAGCACAAGCTCCGTCTTGGCGTCCATCATCGTCAACAAGCCTTCCAGCTTGCGGCTGTTGGCGATGTTGCGCATGGCCTGCGGTTCAGTCTCGTGAATGACACCACCGCGCGGTGACATGTCTAGACTGTCCTTGCTGCCAGACCCGCCCCAAACCGCGCGGTGCAGTTCCTCGTACCGCTCGCCCGCTTCGACCTGCCGGAGCGTCAGAACCTTACGCGATAGCGCTTGCCGCAATGGCGTTGATGCGTCGTCGATTGCCACCTTGACGCCTTGACGGTCAGCCAGGCCCAGCCGGTAATTGCCACGCGCCATACGCTCAGGCGTTGGCCTGTGCTGCCCTGGAATGTCCTGCCATGCATCGGGCTGCTTGTCTTTTGCCTTTGCCATCAATTGAGCCTTTCCGGTTTTTGGTCGTCGGGGATCATGTCCATGACTTGCTGCGTTGCATCTGCCGCGATTGCGGGGCCGTGCAGGTTCAGAACCCGCTGGACCGCCAGCGCCACAATGAAAAACGGGTCGCCGCTGTCAGCGAGGTCTTGCATTTCTTCGGGGGATAGCGCGTCACTCAAATGCCCAACTCCTCTTGTTTCGCTTGCGGCTTTGGTTGTTCAACAAACATATCTGGCTGGCGGTAGGCTTCTGCAACGCGCTTGCAAGCTATCTCGAAATATTCAGGGTCCAGTTCGATCCCGATGCCCTTACGGCCCATCTTGGCGCAGGCAACAAGCGTTGTACCGCTGCCCATGAATGGGTCTAGGATGGTTTCGGCGTATGGTAAGAAGCCTAGACACCATTTCATCAGGGCGATTGGTTTTTGCGTGGGGTGAACGCGTCCCTTTTCTTTCGCCATCAGGCCGTTGTTGGAATAAACAAACTTTTTAGGTGCTTGGCCCGGTAAAGTCGTCCAAGCCATTTCCCCGTCACCATAAGTCGGCATCGTTTGACATTTATCCCACCAAAGCCATTTCCCTCTAGGAGGTAGTAGGTCAGCAAAATAT